AAGGAATTATTCTAAACTAATATCATTTAGATACCTACCACATTAGCTTTGGCTTTACTCTACTAACTAATATATTAGCTTTCGATAGTCGTTGAACTTTTATCTTTATAAATATTAATAATATAAAGATACTTAGCTGCGGATTATCCAATCTTTAATCTTTTTACCGTACATGATTAATTAATTCATCCATTATATTATCACTAATATAATTTGGTAATTAAAGCTCTAAGGAACTTCCCGCAATTAGATAAGTTAGGTGCCTTAAAAATGTTAAACACCTCGGAATGCAAAGAGAGCTTGATAATGTGGGTCTCTGGCCTGTTTGAGACTACCTTTGGCTGACAATTATCTTCGCACATATTCGCAACATATGTGCCGAGCTTTTAACTCTGCTTGTACTTTCGCACAACAACAATGGAATTTCACCATTGAGGAATCATTATGATTGTTGAGACTATATCTTCACATAACTATTTCATGTGCTTAGCTTTTCAATTTAAAGGAATTATTCTAAACTAATATCATTTAGATACCTACCACATTAGCTTTGGCTTTACTCTACTAACTAATATATTAGCTTTCGATAGT